CTCAAAAACCCTATCTTCTCCAGCAGTGGAGAGCTGTCTCAGAAGCTATGGAGCTTGTGGACGCGCCTAAACAGGCAGATGAGGGTGTGGTCATGCGAGAGAACCCGTGGAGACGGGTTCCATTTGTGAACATGGGTTTGTTCACAATGACGAAACGTTCGGGTGGCCAGGCTTTGGCCACGGAGGACGACAGGGACGAAAACATTGGTGCTTGCGCTCGCGCGCTGTTTTCGCAGGGACCTAAGGAGATTTGGCCAACGGTTTGGAAGCTGTTCCTTCAGGCTAACTGGGACAGGCTTAACCAATTTCGCGTTCCGTGGTACCTTCCGGAGTGGGCTGGCGGCTTAGGCTTGCCGTTTGCCGTTCGACAGACCGTCGAACCTGATCTTATGGTTGCGCGCCCCGATGTGGGCGGCCGTCCGTTTGTCGTTGAGCATCTTGCTTTGGACACTAAGTATGGTCCAAGCGATCGAGACCTCAGAGGTTTGAGGTTTCTCTTGCTCAACTGGGACAAACAGGAGAATCCATGGACCAGGAAGTTCGAGATCCGTCGGAAGGCAGCAAAAGTGTCTTGGAAGACACACCAGCTTGTCCTTCGTTCGTTGCCGTTGAGGCCGTTGCAGACGAACGCAGAAGACGTTCCCGAGCAGTTTGATGGCGAGTTTGACAAGCTTTACTCAACCGCTGTCGTCGGGGCGTTTCTGAATGGGCGCGTGAAGATTGAGGACCTCTATGATGAGGATGCCGATCAATATGGCAAACGTACTGTTCGTGCGAACGAACGTACGTGGAAGGCCATATTGTCGCAACCGGCCTTGCCGACCGGTGTCTCTCTTCAGCGCTTGTTGGAACTCCGTGAACCAAAGTCGTGGCTGCCCTGTTTGCCGTTGGGTCGAGCCTTGACTCATTGGAAAGAATTCATTCCTCCTTATTCCTTTTTTGACGCACTATGAAGCGCCCAGATGGTGGGGGTGACATGTATTTGCCTGTCGTTGTGACGGACAAGATCCTGCTTCGATTTGATTCGAACCACAGTGACTAAGATTGGCAGTTGGACTACAATGTAGTAGCCTGCCCACGATATCGATCGTGCCCTAATGGGGTATCTGAGGTCTATGGTAAGATGAACCAAGATGCAGAGGAATCTAGTGCCTAACGACATACATGCTGGGGTACGGCCCGAAACATTTCGAGTGTACGCGTGCCC